TAAAAGCCGTTTCAGGATCAACAGCAACTAAGATATTTACACCAGAAGATAAAGAAACAGGTGATAGATTATCTGTGGATTTACCTAAATTTAAAATAGCCAGTTCTCAAGACAAGTTAATTTATAGGGGAAAACCTATGAATATATTAGTAAGTACAGATTATTTACTAAAAACTGTAGCTAGCTATTCTAAACAAGATCAATCTAATGACATATACGCAAAAGAATTTATAGAACAGATACTTTTTGATATTAACAAGTATTTAGGCGATTTTAATATGTTTAGATTAGCTTATGATGACTCAGGAAATACTATGCATATCACAGATGATCAAATGAGTCCTAATTTAGAAAATAAATATATAGAGACTAATAAAACAGAATTTCCTCTTTTTGGACTTGGATCTTTGGCTAGATCTCTAGAAATAAGAACGGAAATTTCAAGTAAGCTATCGAATATGATAGCGATATCTGCAAACTCTAAAAAAGAAAATCTATCGAGTCTTTCAAAAACTTCTGATAGTTTTGGATTCTATAACTTAGGATACAATGATAGATATATACCAACTAGAGGAGAAATAACAGGAAGCGTAGTAAAAATATCAGACGCAACAATTAATTCTGCGATACAATTTAATAAAGCTATAGAAACTTATTATAGTGATACTACTCCAGCAGATTCTAGCGTTAGTCACGCGACTAACTATTTTATAGAAAGAATGTCAAAAATAAAAGGAGAAGAAAAAGGCACAAGAGCTTCAGCTGTTATTCCTGTAAGTTTAAACTTTTCCACAGACGGTATTTCAGGATTAGGAATGGGACAAGCTTTTACAGTCTCTGAACAGTTTTTACCTCAAACTTACAATTTAAGTTTAAGAGATCCTTACGGAGAAAAAGATAAAGTAAATACAGTAGGATTTGTAGTAGTAGGACTGGATCAAACTATAGAAGGCAATCAATGGCTAAGCAATGTAAGAGCTAATATGATGTTTTTAAAAAAAGCACAAGATTTTGAACAAGCTAAATTAAGGACAGAATACGCGCCTTCTATAGGATTTAAGACAACACAAATCTCTTCAACTTCTAATTATTCAAATACTAGCTTTATCGGTAGAAACAACGAAGCTAAAGCAGCCGCTGAATCGTATTTAGGAAGCACCTTAACTAATTCAGCATGGTCAGAACTTGTATCTGCTACATTTGCAGAAGCAAGCGCAGATCAAACAGAAAGAGCTTATGTAATGGCGGTGATACTTAATAGAGTAAGATCAAATTTTGGAAATTATGGAAAGACTGTATACGGTCAATTAAGAGGAAGAAATCAATTTGAATCGGTAACTGGTAGAAATACTAATAATTTTACTGTAGGACCAAATGCAAAAGCACAAACCAGTATATATGGAGCAGCTGAAAGACTATTATCATCAGTGCCAAGAGAATATTTATTTTTTACCTCTGCAAATAGATCTTTATTTTATGATAAAGACGGAAGATCTATAGTCGGTAGAGACTCTTCTAATTTCGACAATGCTGTAAAAAATTATAAACTGATCGGAGGATCATATTTTGGATAATTTAAAATAAAGCTATGTCATTAAGATACTATCCAACTTTTAGAATAAAGACCGATCTTATTACGAACGGTAGTGAGTTAAAGACTTCTAATGGTCCATACAAAGGCAAATACTATATAACTTATGATGGAAGAAAGTTTAGTGGTGCAAATCCTATAGTCGGACCTAACGAAGAACTAAGACCGATAAGCGAAGCTTCAAATTCAAATTATATAAACGCGTCTGGTTTTCCAAATGAACTAAAACAACAATTCGTAGATAAAACTCCTAGTTTATCAATAAAAGCGAATAAGCAACAAAATACTGGAGCACCAACACCATATTTTCCATTTGCTAGTGACGGAGACTATAAAAAAGGATATCTGCTTAGATCTTTTGTCAAAAGAGTTAATGATCGTGGATTTGTTACTGAAATATCAAATCAAGAATACTCAAACTTTATAAATGGCACAGTAGATTACGATGTATCTGACTATTTAGTACTTCAAATTTTGTGGAAGCTAACAGGACCATTAAACTCAGTAAGAGTTAATCAATACGATACTAGAGTAGGAATAATAGAGACTAACAAAAGATTAGTAGAAAACGCAAATAAAACTTTCTTAGGAATAACAGACTTTATTGGAGGAGACTATACTAAATTCTCAAAGCCCACACTATAGACATATACAGTAAGAGATACGAATAATGATGTATATTTGTATTAATAAAGGTTGTAATGTATTATATCGTAGAAAAACAAGATCAGTTAGATAAATTAGAAGCCACCGAAAAGGCTTTTATTCAACTTATAGTAACTAATCCGCTATATCATCCTAAACTAGTCAGACCAAGCTTAGTATATTATAATAACGGTGAAAAAGGATATATTCTAACCATTCACCACTCAGAAAGCTTTTCTTTAGACATAGAATCTATAAACTTATTTTTAAGTAAGCATAAGACCATATATCTAATAGACAAGAAGTATCATGCTTACCATCTTTCAGTATTAAATGCAGTAGACTTAAACTTAGTAGCATTAGATTCTAATAACGAAGTAAAAGAGTATAATTGCGACACTCAGTTTCATAGATCTTTTTATCAAAATAAGTCCGATCTAGTCAATGTAGACTACATCATTCCTATTTCAAAGCATTACGAGAAATGCGAGTGCTTTTATGATCAGATAAAGTATTTAATGGGATTAGAACTAGACACAAGCTTCGACAATCTAATCCTAGACGCATACCATTACGTAGAGCAGAACGGTATTGGAGTCATAGAAGAACACATTAAGAGTTTATACAGCATGCCAAACAGCGCGGGTGTGATAAATAAAGGCATTGCATACTCTTACTACAACTTATATAACTTAACAGGAAGACCAACAAATTCTTTTAAAGGAATAAACTTTCTAGCCATACCTAAAGAAGGAGACTACAGAAAACAATTTATACCAACAAACGATTATTTCGTAGAATTCGATTTTGACTCTTATCATCTTAGACTTATTGCTAAACTAGTAGGCGTAGAACTATCAAATTCAGAGTCTATTCATAAAATGCTAGCGAGTCAGTACTTTGAAAAGTCAACTAAAGACATAACAGAAGAAGAATACAAACAAGCAAAAGTAATTACATTTAGGCAACTTTACGGAGGAGTAGAACCTCAGTACTCACATATAGAGTTTCTTTCTTGTATGAGTTCTTATACTGATCAAGAGTACAAAAAGTATAAAGCTCAGTCCTCTTATGTTTTACCTACAGGCAGAATACTAAAAAAACATAGTACGATAACTAAACATAAACTTTTTAACTATATTTTACAAAACTTAGAGACTAAGACTAATGTAGAAAAAATCTTAAAAATAAAAGAGTATCTTAAAGATAAGAAAACCAAACTGATACTTATTACATATGATGCTTTTTTGTTCGACTTCTCTGTACAAGACGGAAAAGAAGCATTAATAGAAATAAAAGACATTCTTCAACAAGGAGAATTTCCAGTAAAACACACTTATGGAATTAATTACTCATTTTCGTAATAAACCCAATATTTATAACTACTAAAATAGGTTATGGAGCATCACAATATTATAAACTTAACACAAGATTCTTTGATGAATCGACTTTTCTGCAGCTTTACAAAAAAAGAAGATCTGGATAACAGACTTTACGAAATTGTTAGCGAGTACAAGATACTCTATAACAAAATATTCGTGATGTCTTCTCCTGATTCCGAAGAATACATGTGTACTTACAACATAGAAGTAGAAGGACCAAGTACTAAAATACTTCCTAATACGATACTTTTACACAGAAAAAAAGAAACTAATACGCTTTACACTATAAACGCCTTAAACTCTGTAGTAAAGTCTAAAAATAACGGTGTATTAGATAATTCTTATCAAATCGATTGGCAAGAGTATAAAAATTCGGTGCTACTTACACAGCCCGACGGAAGCTTGAGGAAGCTCAACACCGCAATTCACAAAATAGTGAACTTGTAAAATAAATTGTATTCTTTCGAAAAGAATCATTAGTTTTGTTAAAACAGTTATATTATGGATATAAGTCTCTTAAAGAAGAGGCTGGCCACTCTTCAAAACCCAAAAGGCCAGAGCAAAGAAAAATCCCAAACCATCTGGAGGCCAGGTATCGGCAAACACTCTGTAAGGATCGTTCCTTCTGTTTATGACAGATCGAATCCATTCAAAGAGATGCATGTGTACTACGAGATCTCAAATCGTATGATGCCAGCTTTATCTAATTGGTCGGAAGCAGATCCAATCCTAGAGTTTACAAAGAAGCTTAGGCAATCTTCTGAAAAAGACAATTGGCAATTAGCTAAGAAGCTTGAACCAAAGATGAGGGTATTTGTACCTGTAATCGTTCGAGGAGAAGAAGACAAAGGAGTTCGTCTTTGGGAATTTGGTAAGCAAGTTTACATGGATCTTCTCGCTATTGCAGAAGACGAAGACGTAGGAGATTTTACCGATCCTATCGAAGGCCGTGATCTCACAGTCGAAACTCAAGGT